TGGGGTGGTGCTAGTCGGCCCAACCGCCTCCCACTGCTCTTCGGTGATGTTCCATTCGACGAAGACCGTGTCGCCAGTTGCAAAGGATAGGACATACGGGTTGTTAATTAGGTTCGCGACCGTGTAGTCTTCCTCACTAATCGCGTCGACCGGATTGATGATGACCGGGGCCGGAGAACTCTTCAACGAGAACGTCGCGGTGGAGGTTGTGACCGTTCCGCTTGCCTCCCCCGTAATCCGATGCGGCCGTGGCCGTCCAACGTCGACGGCTTCCCATTGCGGCGTAGTAGCTTTCTCGTTCCATTCAGCGTGGAAGGTGTCGCCGCTGGCAAATTGTAACTCAAGCGGGTTCTTTATCAGGCTGGCCGTCGTGTAGTCGTGGAGAGGGATCGCGCCGGACGGGTTCATAACGACCGGGGTGGCCGTGGCTGTGAATTCCGTATCATCGTAGTAGACGACGGCACTGGTCGGGCCCGAAATGCGCAGGGCGTGGGGCTGGATCGACTGAACGAACCACTTCCGCGCGGCGTGCGACCATCTGGCGATACCAAACGACCCGCGATCGTTCGGCGATGCGAGGATCCCCGGCGCTCGGCTGCGAAACTCGCCCCGTTCGTCGTAGACCTCGAATTCCCGGGCCGCCGTCGTGTCGACCACGCCGGTCGTTTTGAGTGGGTGGGCCGTCGCCTGTTGACCAGCGGTGACGGCTCCCGACGTGGGCATGGCGTCCTTGCACTCGAACGTCCGCTCCCAATTCGCGTCCCCGAGTCGGAGTAGTGCCCACGCAAACCCGGTCCCTGCTTCTTTCCAGAGGATCCGGGCCGCGCCGTACTGGGCGGCCGCCGGCCAAAAGCGATCGTCGCTGGTTGCCCCGGGCCGCACGTCGGCATAGCCGGGCACGTCCTCGTAGACGTAAACCTTCGTGGGAGTCAGTCCCGAGACGCAAGCCCATCCGATTTCGCCGTCGCCCAGCGGTTCCCAAAGGACGCCCCACTGCCCGATGTGGTCGCCGTCGTCCGCCACGTCGGCATTGAACGTCGGCTGGACGCTGAACTCGGCCACGTCGTCGGTGTAGCTGTAAAGCGGCGTGTCGAGCCCGACGATGCCCAGCCAGGGCAGGTCCTCGCCCGAATTGTTCTGCACGCGAACCAAACCGGACTGGCGAAAATGCTTTCGAGGGTCAGGCCGTTGTGATCGTTTTTGCTTGTGCCACCACGCAATCATGTCGACCGTCTCGTTGTACATCGCGCGGCTGAATTGCGTGACTGAACAACGCGGTGGAAGCTTTTTGTGCATGGGAAGCTCCTACGTGGTGCCGATGCCAAGCGTTGAGAAGTCGACCGGCGTGATGACTCGATCGACGTCAACCTGTTTGGCCACCGGGGTCAGCTTGTTGGCCGCGCCACCGTCAGCCGTTGCGAAGCGAACCGACAAATGGTGCCAACCGACCTTTGCGATCCCGGCGATGCCACCGACCGCCAGGCCCACGGCGGACGGGGAATAGGAGAAATTGTAGGTGACGTCGAGAAAGAGTGGGTCTTTGAGGTCCTGGCCACCTGTCGCCCCCTCGAATAAAACCGTTTCGATCGCCTTGCCGCGGAACTCAGCATCGTTGGACCCGCCGGTCAACGCGCCGAGAATGTCGGCATAGGCCCACCCGGTATCGGCCAACAACAGCCGCCGGTTCTCGGTCCACTTGAACGACTGGTCGGGAACGTCGACCCCTTCGACATCATTGTTCTCGTTGACGCCGATCGCGCCGTGATGGTCAATGGCAACGCCATTTGTGTACGTATTGATGTGATCGGCGGCGGCAGCGACGCAGGTAACGTGTTTCGTGCCGCCGGTAGTATCAAACGACCAGGAAAAATCACCGTCCTCGGGTTTCTTGCGACTGTAGGGACCGTATGGTATTTCGACGTCCCAAATGTCCGGCCCGATCTGCGTGAGATCAGCGCCGCTTCGATAAAGCGTGTTGTAAATGGCCGACGAATAACCGAGTGCCAACGCGAGGGCTATGGGCTCGCTCGTCGTGCCGGTCAGAACGTAGTGTTTCGTGATCGAGCCGACGGCGACTTGCATCGAGTTCGGTTTTTCGCCCCAGGTAACGCTCACGATAGATTCCTATGCCGTTGCTTCCAATGTCATGCGTTTTTGTTCTCGCAGCATCTCTCTGTCAATTTTCATCGTCTCGAGATTCTGTCTGGCGATCCTCTCGACCGCTTTGGCCGTCCGTTCGGCCGGGCCGCCCATGCCCATACCTGCGACGGCCGACGCGGAGAAGGTGCCTTTGATTGCTCCGGCCATGGCGGCAAGGTTCGGCGCTGCGAACGGAGTGGGGGCCGGTGCGCCACCGGGGCCACCGGGGCCACCGCTACCACCGCCGTTTGGTGCGAGTTTTCCGGCGTTCTTTATCGCCTCGTCACGGGCCTTGCGGGCGTCGGCAAGTTCTTTTTTGGCGGCTGCGATGGCCTTGCCGGCGGCTAGGTCGCTTGTGTTCTTGTTTTCCTGTAGGGCCACTTGCGCCGCCTTGCGGTCGGCTTCGCTTTTGTTTTGGTCGGCTCGGATTGCGGCGTCGATGGTATCCAGTTTGCCCGGCAGTGCGTCGCGACGTCTCGACATATCTTCCGCAAGCGTTTTGCGAATCTCCGCTATGTCAAAGTCCAGACCTATTTCGGTGCGTATCCGACTGGGGAGCAACTCGGCAACGTCGAGAATGCGTTGTGCAATCCACTCTGTTGAGAAAGACGCCTTCCATGTTTCCCACATACCTGTAAATGCCCCGATCAGGCCAGCCCACGCAGTTTTGATTACGGCCACGGTCTCGATCATCGCCGAGGCCAACCAGGTCGTCAGGTCCGACCAGAAAACACGGAAGCCCTGCCACGTCTCGGTCACCGAAATTTTCGCTTCCAGCCACGCCAGTTTGATCGATGATGTAACAACCTTGACAGCCGCCTCGATGTCGCCTGCGGCGATGGCGTTTGTGATCGCCTTCCATGTGTTACTTGCCACCCGGAACAGGTCGGAGAACTGTTCGCCCAGCCAGCCGAGGGCCTTACCGCCCGCGTCGGATGCGTAGACCAGATAACCGCCGAGCCCGGCGACGGCTGCAATGGCAAGTCCGACAGGCGAGAGGATCGCACCAATCAGCGGCACGAGTGAACCGAAGACCGTCGCAATCCCGCCGACTGCCACGGATGCCACGAGTGCGGCACTGCCAACCCCGACAAGCACAGCGCCCGCAATGCCTACGCCGGCCGCGATGGCCGTGAATGTTCGCACTAACCGCAGGTTAGCTTCCAGAAGGCTCGCAATAATGGTTAGAGCCGTTTTGGCGTGCTTGCCCCATTCCACGAAGATCGGTCCGATTGCTTTGCCAACCGCTCGACCGGCCGCTTGAGCCGCTTGGACGATCTGGTTATACGCATGCGACACCGTCTTCGCCATCTCCTCGTAGGCCTTGTCGACGGCACCGGCCCGGTTTTTCATGGCGTCAATATCGTCCTGGAAGCCGCTCATCTTCTTGAGTGCCGGCAGGATGCCTCGCAGTGCCCGAACGTTGGGGAATATCTCGGCGATTTCCGCGGGGTTCATCTGCGAGAGCTTTTGCAATACGCCCAGCATGCCCTCGGTTTTTAGCGTGGCGTAATCGAACGCCGAGCCGTATTTTTCGGACCACAGTGCGGCACCCTCAGCCGTTGGTTTCAGAAACGCGGTAGTAATGGCATTGAGTGCCGTAGTAGCAATCTCTGTCTTGCCGGTGGCCCGTGTGAGCAAGGCCATTGACGCGCCAAGATCCTCTAGCGAGAGCCCGGCAGACTGTGCGGTCGAGAGAATACGCCCGATCTCCGGTGCTAACTCGGCTAGGTTTGTGCGGCCACGGCGAACGATCTGGAAAAGGAAGTCGGCACCGTCTCCCGCATCGTGGAACCGGTCGCCGTAGGTTTCCATGAGCGTCAGCAGCGCGGCAGTCGAATCCTTAACGTCGGCGTTGCCACCAACGGCCAGTCGAGTCGCGGCCTCCAATACACCCATCGCCTTCTCGGGTGCGATCGTGGCCGACAGGATGTCATAGAGCCCATCGGCCAGGTCCCCCGTTGCCTTGCCTGAGATTTGGGACAAGCGAGATAGCGAGGAACTAAAACCGTCGACGTGCTTTTCCGGCTCGTCGAGCATCGTGGCGATCAGTGCCATTTTGTGCTCGAAGTCCGCAAACACCTTCGTTCCGGCGACCACGGGCAAGAGCATCGCGCCCGATGCCATCATGGCCTGCCGGCCGATCATTGTGGCCGACGTGCCGAAGTCACGCAATCGCCGCTGCGTGTTGGCTAATCCGCGCATGAGAGCACGGTTCTTGAGGTACACCTCAACGAACGCCTTGCCCGCCCGAATGTCACCGCCATAGGCCATGGTCTATCTCACTTTTACTGTCACACCGTCGGCGAATTGCTGGAGGAATTCCGGATCGTAGGGCAATACGCCGCTGTCGGTCGCCGACGAATCGTCTTGCACGCGGAACGGATGAAAATCTCCCGGCATGTAGGGCTCGGCCCTCGAATCACCGTCTCGCCACTGTTCGGCCATTGCGGCCAGTGTCCAGGCCGTCGGGTCCCACGCGCCGCGTGCCATTCGCCACAGTGTCGCAAGTGTCTTGTGGTCGCCGTCTATTCCGATGAGTCCGGCGAGTTCGTCGCAGAACTCAAGCGGGTCAAGGCATTTTGGAGACTGGCTTCCATCCGAGTTTCCATCGCCTCCTCCAGTTGAGCCACCAGCGCCGGATCCTCCAGCCGCGTCATCACCAACTTGTCTTCCTTGGCCCGCATTACCGCCGTCAGGTCGATTGCTTTCTTGAGCCGGGACCTCTTCCGGCCTCGGGAAAAATCCGTGATGGACCCCAGGATTGCTTCGTAGGCCGCGTCGACCGGATCGCCAGCGACGGCCAGGGCAAACGCCTCGACGTCAATGTCGCGTTCGATGGCCTGCTTCTCGCACAGTCGCCATAGCGTCTCGTGCAATAACAGTTCGTCTTCGTACAGACGGTCGAACACCTTGGGGTCCAAGCTTACAAGGTCCAGGTCGAATTCGGATCGCAGTGTTCGGACAACCGCCGGCACGATCTGGATACTCCAGGATTTGCCGTCCCGGTCACTAAAACTCCTCATATCAATCGCCTCCCTGCCGGTCTTACGGCGTGCTATCTTCCAGACTTGCAATAGTAATAGTCCCGGCTGCCGTCTCGCCGTTGCTTGCGACGGCTGACGTGATCGGGTTTCCGGTGAATGGGTTGGTGATCCCGTTCGTGTCGTGCCAGATGTACGGCTCGTCGGACAACAGTTCGATGGCCTCGATGCTGGCATCCCCCGTATCGAGGAAATTGATGTTGGACCGCTTGGTAGCGTTCATCACGATAATCTCGATCTCGTCCCCGTCGATGGCCGTGTTGATGTTGACCTGTTCGGAGATGTTGCAGACGGTCGACGAGGCTGGTATGGCATCGCCTGCACCGTCGCTGCCAAGACTGAAGTCATTGGAAGTGATCATGACGGTCGCACCATAATGAACCCCGTCGGCCCAGTAGAGATCATAGGTGCCGGTCGCCAAGCCGTGGTCAGGGGTGAGCGTTCCCGAGGCCGTATTGTCGGCATCGTTTACATAGGTCGCCAGCGCCGTCGCGGCCGGTAGTGCAATTTCCTCGTAGACGTTCGGATGATCGCCAGTCTTGCTCACGGTCTTTTGGATCGACACGCCGCCGACACTGGCGACAATGGCGAGGGTTGCGGTACTCATATCGCTATCCTTTCACGATGTGTGGGTTGGGTTGTTGGCTTACGAATAGAGCGAGGGCGTTCGGCCGCCTTCGTCCGTCGGCGTGGCCGTAAACTTGATGGTTTGCTCGCCTCCCATCGGTTTGCCGGTGCTTTCCGAAAGGACGCAGTCGCCGTTGAAACCCTTGCCCGCGGCATAATCCTTCGTGCGAATGGCAACCGGGTTTCCGGCCGCCGCCGCAACACGCAGGGCTTCGAGCGAAGTGTCGTCGGCTTTGTTGAGCATGGTCCACTCGATTTTCTGGCCGACCTCCACCACTCGCTCCGTGGTTACCGGTGGGGCCGAGCCGATACCGGCGACGGTCGTGGGGGCCGTCTTTGTCTCGGTGTCCTTCGTAATGTCGGTTCGGTTCGTGATTTGCGTACTGGCCTCGGTACCGGCCACGCCGTAATAAATCACGCCCTCGAAGCCCATCTTTGTATTTTTGGTAGCCATCGTGTTTCCTTTCTATGTGGAACTCGGTTCGTTGTATTGGTTCGCCGACTATCGCACGGCACCCCGCCAGTCGTCGCGGAATCGGTCGAGGCACGTTTCCAGTGCCGGGCCCATGAACGGCCGCGATGGAAACGTCTGCCCCATGTACTGGCCGCCGTGTTCGTGTGCGGCTCCCGACTCGCTGACGGCACTGGCCCGGGGGCCAATCACCGCCGTCCATTTGTCTTCGCGGGCGTAGCGGATCGCCTTGCGAAGGTCGCCCTTGCGTGTATGCGGCGGGTCGCCTGCCGTTGCGGGCTTGGCAGACTTCTCGATCGATACGATGGCTTCCTTGCGAATACTGGCAGCAGCATGCCCCAGGTTCTTGTAGGCGGCCTTTTCGACGGCCTCCTCGACGTTGGGTGTCTCGTCAACGACTTTGGCCGTGAGTCCAATCATGCGATCACCTGATGGGTCACAGCCACGACGCCGGTAAACTGTCGGTTCTCGCGAAGGTGTTCAGGAAAGTAGAGCGGTCGGAACTCGACTGTCACGACGGCCGCCTCCTCGTAGGTTGAAAGCCGTCGGCCACTATCGCCGTCGGTGTTGCGGGCAAAGAAGTCGTGGATCTGTTCGGTCAACAGAATTAACCGGTCAACCTCGGTCGTGTCGATCTCGCCCGTGTCGGCATCGGATTCCGCCTGGCTGAAATGCTTGCGGATTGCGATGTCGGTTCGGCAGGTGTACTTAGTGTCTTCCTGAGTGAGGCGATCCGTCTTGCAATCCCCCGCCTGCACGTCGATGCGAAGGTCATCGACTTGCGTCAACAGCAAGTCGCGGTCCTGGATGTAGCCACGCCGTACCGTCGGCGACAGCGTAAACGTATGGTTTCGCAATTCCTCGGCAATCGCTTCGGCAATGCGCACGCTAATGGCTTGGGCAATGCGCACGCTAATGGCTTGGGTCATGTGGCCACCTCCTTCGTGCGGATGCGCCACAGTCGCCCGTCAGTGTCGTCTTCCTCAAAGGCCGGGCGGTCGGCTTGGGGCAGAACCTCAAAGGAACGCTCCACACCGCCAAGTGTCTCGGAAATGTGGTCACCTCTGCGGGGTTCGATGGCGGTCGCGTCGATCGTCAAGTCGGCCTTGACGATGACGTACTCGCGGACCTTCGCAATGGTGATCGTGCCGCCCCGTTCGACGACTTCGTATTCCTGAATGCCCACCCGAGCTGTGACGGCCGAGATCGTCGACGAACCGCGCACGAAGTCGACTTCCACGCCGAAAAACTCGGCATGGGATGCGTCGGCGGCGGCGAGTAGCGTGTCGGCGAGTGAGGGCATTGTGGTATTGGGTATTGGGGTTTCGTATGAATTAACCGGCACGCAACGACCGACCGTGAGGATACTCGGTCAGCCGCCGCGTACCGGGAGGCGATCAGGGTTATCAGGAAGCCAGATCAGTGGCCCGCAAGGCGAACTTACTGACTCGCAGTTCGCCGATTTCCGTACCTGACGTTTTTTCGAGGTGAACCATCAGTTTCAGCGGGCCGGTGGCTTCGGAAATGTCGAACACGGTCGACCCCAGAACCAGAACACCGTTGATGTAAACCTGGACGTCCTCCAGGTCGCGGCAGTCGAACGCGAAATCGAAATACGTACCTTCGACCGCGTCCACTGTCGTGTTCGTCGTTATGGCAACCGTGGTTGTGCCGTCAGTGGAGCCTGCAAAGATGTCCAGCGCGTTGTCGAAGTGTAGGAACAGATACTCGGTAATCGATTCGGCGGTCGTGGCGTGGGTGTCGTTCGCCAAGCCGATATTGAAATCTGTTGCGGCACCGCTGGGCGTGTCGAAGATCATAGCGCGACCTTCAACGATGAACGGAATCGCGGACCCGCTGACGACCGGCACCGAGTGTAGCGACATAATGTCGATTTTCTCGGCTTCGCTGGTGACCAGCATGTTGAGTTTGGCGAAACCGGGCCCCATGGTCACGGCGGCGTCACCCACTGCTACCGAGTTGGTCGGATCGCGCATGATGTCGATCGTGTAATTCGGCCTCTCGTTCAGGTCGACGACAATCGTCGTGTCGGCAGAGGCCGCGTCGGCGACCGCACTGCCCACGAAGAAATCACCGCCGGCGAGGGCCTTGAGCGGCGTAACCGTGCCCGCCGAGCGATCCCAGTAGAGCGGCGCGCCCTCCAGGATCACGATGCTGGCGGTTTTGTCGAGGGTGACCTGACCGGCATGCAGTAAAGAAGCCGGATCGCCGGACACCAGATCGACGAGACCGAGAACGAACGCGACGCGGCCGTCGGTAAGCTGAATGACTTCGCCGGCAGTGTAGCCGGCCGTCGGGGTAGTGACGTCGATCGTCGGGGCGCTCGCGTCTTTGGAAATTGTGGCTTCGGCCATGTGAAAAACTCCTTGTCTCGAAAATGAATTTGATTGTCAAACGAGGATCGATCAGCTTCACGCGCCGGTCGACTTGTACCAACCTCGGTAGTCCATGGGTGCGGCACCGATGTCGAGGTTGATGTCCCATCCGATGCCCCACTGGCCCTTGTCGAGCGAGAAGGACCGCATGACCGGCTGACGGTTCGTGCCACGTCGATAGGCCACGCGAATCGACTTGCTGCCGCCCTGGGCCATGAACCATTGCGTATCGGTTCCGGTTCGCGTGCTGCCGGTTCGCGGATCGACCACGCCGCCGGCTCCGATTCGGTCATCCACCACGACGCGGATGCCCTCTTTCGCCAGCAGGTTGAGCTGCGAGTAGTACGGGTCGGACGAGTCGGCGAAGAGTTTTGTCAATGCGGCCGACGCGGTAAGTTCGCGAGCGGTCCATTCCAACTCGGCCGGCACGATCAGGAACCTCGGGCGAATGTTCAGGACATTCTTATTCAGTCGCTGCTTGCCCATCGCACTGATGGCGGCCTTCATTCCGGCAGCCGCCAGCACGCCAGACCCGAGGTTCTTGTGTCCGCCGGTCGTTGTGACGGCCGTGGCATTGAAAAGAGCCCCGGTCGTGGCCACCAGCGACGGGTTTTCCAGCAAGAGGCTGTACACCAGGTCGGGCCGGAACTTCCGGGCCGCTTCGCCCATCTCGGCAGGCATTCGCATGATCGCCCCGAGTCGGTCGTCGATAACGTCCTGTTCGTCGACAACGAACTGCTTCGCGTAGCGGGCGATTTTGTAGGTTTCGTGCGAGTCGGACGCGGTGGCATGCTTGGCCGTGCCGCCACGAGGCAACACATCGAGGCGAGCGTTGGCCTGGAGGCTGATGTCTTCCTGTTGCAAGAAGTTGGGCACGTCCTCTTCGTCACACCATCCGAGCGTGGTATCGCCGATTGTCTCCCACCCGGCAATCAGCCGTGCATAGACGTTCGTCGAAAACACATAGGACAGCGTGCCGCCGGACGTTGCCGCTCGCATGGCTTCACCTGGATCGCGATGGTATCGGCCACTATCGACCATGGCACACTCGCGCACGAGGTCGATGGCCGACATCGCCCGAAACTCTTCGCCAAGATCGGCGTCCTGTTCGGTGAGTACGTCGGCACGCCTCGGCAACGTGCGGCCCTGGTGTAGGGAGCATTTCGTCGGGTCCAAGCCTTGGCCCATGAGCATGCCGGCGGCCAGGCTTCGGACGTTGCAGTCCGTGTCGTGACTTCGGATGTGCATCGCCGGGCCGGCCGACGGGGCGCGGCCCTCACGAACGGCCGTGAGGAATTCGCCGCGGCAGCGATCTTCGGTCCATCCCTCGTCAATGGCCCGCTGGCTCATCTCGGCGGGCACGTCGTCGCCTGCCAGTGATCGGATATTGGTTACCCTTTGACGTTCGGCCGTCACGGCTCGTTGGGCGATCACGCCGGGATCTTCCGGCGTCTCTTGGCGTTGCGGTTCGGCGGGTTGGGTCGGAGTCTCGGGCGTCTCCGGCACGTCTTTCCGCTGCTCGTCAGGCTGCGATGCGTCCGCGTCGGTCCGTTGTTCGTCGTCAGGGCTGATATTGGTGTTGGTTTCGGGCACAATAATGCCTCCTTGGGTTGGGAACTGATTTGCTTTCCGCATCTTCGCGGCCTGATCGGCCCCGATTGCGACGATAGATACTTCTTTGGGCACCCAACGGGTAGCGACCCGTAGCGTGCGGTTTTTGGCCGTGAACGTCCGGCCTCGAATGGTGGCCGATTGGCCCGGTTGAATTTCGGTCGCCTCTTCGACGCGATAGCCGACCGAGACGTCGGTGATGTGGCCTTGGCGAACTTTGTTCCACGCCTTGTCGGCGTCGGCGTCACCCTCAGCAAAGAACAGGCGGCCGATCATCTCGCCGCCGTCCGTTCTCAGTTGACGAGCAGAGCCCAGCACGTCGTCGAGCGACCATCGTGAGTGGTTGTTCAGCAACGGCATGCGGGTCGGCAGTACGGCACCTTCCGCCAATAGCACCTCTTCGATCCGTTCGCCTCTCGCCCAGTCGTAGACCTCGACGGATCGGTCGGTAGCGATCGTCGCTTCGACGGATCGCTCCTCTTCGTTGACCGTGGCGGCGCGGAAGGACATCGAGCGGGTCGTCAGTTCGTCGTCGGTGTCGCGGGTCTGGAGCGGTTCCGTGCCGTTGGAAAACGCTTCGCGGCCCACCTCGGTGCCAATCGTGCCCTTTTCGTTCGTGGGCAAATGGGCGTAGAAGTCTTGGGCGTCCCGTTCACCGGACTCGGCCGGGAGTCCTCGCGATTCGAGTGCTTTTCGGAGGTTCTTATCCATTGACCGTCGCCTTCTGTTTTGATTTGGGGGCATTGTCGTCGTCGGGCTCGGGGCCGGGACTTCCGTCGCCGCCGGTTTTGAGGAGGTAGGTCTGCGGCGGCGCGAGCGGCGACAAACCCAGCTTGGCCCGCTTCTCGTTGGTCCGTTTCTCTTGGGCAAAGACGGTATCTTCGTCAGTGCCGTTGTTGCGGCAGGCTTGGGCGAAGGTGAGGTTGCCGGTCTCTTGACCGATCCGCTCCCCGACTCGCTCCTTGCTCGGGTCGACGTGCTTTCGCACGGGCCAACCCCAGCCGTAGATCACGTCGTCGGGGCGATGTCGCAATGCGGGCTCATCGAATCGGGCCTCGGCAAACACTTGCTCGGCCAACCAATTCAGCGTGCCGTATGACTGAGGGCCGCCGCTGATCCAGGTTTGGATCCCCGTCGCCATCGTGCCGTAGCCCTGATCGTCGAACCGGGCAGAGGCGTAATTGTGGCGGCTCGCATCGAGGCGAACGATCATGCCGGGCATGCCGACTGGGCGGCCGACTTCATCGCGTCGACTGTCTCGGTATTCGACGTGGTTCTGGCTCGGCTGCTGGGGCGTCATCATTTGCGGCTTCCAGCCGGGCGGCCCCGTTCGCTGTTGTCCGCGTTCCATGGCAGCCGTTTCGTTGACAATCATGGGCTCGACGCCCGGCATGTCGGTGTACCAATAAACGCCAGCCAAGGCGGCCTGCTTGGCACAATCAAGAACGTCGCCGTCGAAATCGCGAACATCGGCGATCGGTTGCAAGGAGGATGCCATCCAGGGGACGCCGGCGGCCTGGTCCTCTTCCGTGACGCAGAATTCGTGAATGATTTGGTCGGCCAGGATCTTTTCGTATTGCATCGAGCCCATGGCCGGTTGGCCCATCGGGCGTGACTTTTCGATGTAGTACCACAATGGGACGCCGTACGTGGGATCGAACTCGATGCCGCCAAAAATGTTCGGGTTGCCGGTCTTGTCCATCGGGGTCTTGAGGCGACTCAGGTGGATCGGCTGGATTCGCAGTTTGACCGGGCCGTCGAGGTGAGGAACCGTGACGATCTGGGCGAGAAATGCGCCTTTCTTCCACAGTCCGCGAATCCACAGTTTCAGGACCGAGGCCCCGCTTCGCCGTGGGTTGGGCGTGGGGGCGGAAAACCATTTACGCCAGAGCCGTTCGGCCGCTTCGTTGTAGGCACTGTCGCTGCTCTGGACCTGGAGCGTGGGACCTTCCAGGCCGACGATGTCGGTGGCGTGCGTTTCGATGACGCCTTCCACGGTCGGGTTGTTTTCGGCTTCGTAGGTGGCGCGGGCCTGGAGTGTCGGCAGATCGAGGGATAGGCCCGAATTGATCGGTGCGCCGTCGGCCTTGGACCACTGCGACTGATTCAGGCGGGTCGTTTCGGCAGCTTGCCAGCGTCGTTCGCCGGTCGCTTGCGGGGGCGTTGCCGCGCGGACCGGTGCCGTGGGCAACGTGGCCCCGACGATGGCAACCGAGTTAGTCAGCGACGTACTCATGTCATGCTGGCCCGTGTCGGGGTGATTTTGGTAGTCTGGATCGAGCCGCCGGTGGTGACTGTCTTCCGCAGTTCCTTACAATCGCGAAGAAATCCTTCGAGAAACTGCGGGTCCGGAAGCTTATATCCGCTTGTGGCACCGCTTGCGCTACGGTAGACCTCGAACGTGGTCCCAACGCGTCCGCGTAGAAGCACGGCCTTCTTATAGGCCGTGTCATAGTCGCCTGCGTCAAACGCGACCTGGGCGGCGGTCCAGAGGGTTTCGATCTCGGCAAAACTCATGTACGCGAGTATCACCGAGAGAAACCGCAAGCCGAAGAGACGAAGTACAACCGTTGTACTTTTGGAAAGAAGTCGTTAGAAGCAACGAAGAAATCGCGACAAGGCGGCGGCTAACGGGCACATAAGCGGCTCAATCTTGGCGAGTATGGCGGCTTTCAGGTCGCGGATTGCGTTGCCCATATCACACAAGGCGTCTTGGGATGCGGCTCGTTTCTGCCGTTTCCGAATCCATCGCCGCTCGTCGTCGGTGAAGGGTTTATTGGCCATCGCTGTCGTCCTCATTCCGCTTGCAATACTTACTGACGTAGCACATGGGCGTGCCGGGCTGGTGAAGAGACACAAGGTGATCTATCAAGGCTTCTTCTGACTCCTCGTAGACCAGGTGGAAGTCTTCACAGAAGCAACGCGGGCCCGTATACTCCCAACACTCGCGGCCGGCCTCTTTGTCTTCCGCAGAGTTATGGAGGTGGTTGGGGTGTCGACAGAGCCTAGCGCGATGAGGCTTGCCTTTCTTAGTCCAGTGGGCGCATTTACTGCATTCCATTTCTCTTAGCGTCATCGTCCCTATTCTCCTAAAACGGTTTCCTCAAAACTCTGAAACGTATACTCGCAATCGAGGCAGACGTGATTCCGCCACGTCCGCGTGCTCGGCGGCTCGGGTTTCTTCGTGCTCTGAACCCGCACCCTGATCGATTGGCACGACGGGCACCGCATCCGAACCATCGGCACCTTCTTGGCGGCGACCAAATCTTCGGCGATCTCAACAGCTTCGTCTACAATGGGTTCTTCGTCGCTGTAGAGCACGTCGGCCGACTGCGGATCCACCGGGCCGTCAACCAGTCGAACGGCGAACCGTCGCCCACAGTGGCCACAGAGGGCCGCTCCTTGCGTGGCGTGCTCGGGCGGGATCGGCGTCGGTGGTCGACTTAGTTGGCAACCACCGAACCATGTGCCGACGGCCGTGCCTATGAGGAGTTCGGTGTCGCGGCATCCGCAGTCGGGACACTGAGGGCCATTGGCTTGATCTAATCTTAGCCAGGTCATTGCTATTCGCTCGCCTCTGCCGGATCGGCTGCCAGGTCGCTGGTGGGCTGCAACCTGCTCGCAAGGTACTTCGCGTAATTGGCAAGCCATCCGTTTGTAAATACTGCCTTTTCCTCAGACGTGAGTTCTACTGCGTTAATAAACGCATCCTCGACGGCTCCGATGGCAAGAGCGTCTCGCATAAGCACATAGAGGAACGCAACTAACTGCGACCTGCTCGATACTTCGCCGCTGGCCAGTCGCATCGCTTGATTTCCGTCGTCGAGTGCCCGATCCTCTCGTCGGTTCACCGGCGGCTCCGGAATGGATGGCATGTCCGGAATGCGGCACCCATCCACCGAAAGCCATGATCCGCAGCCATGCTTCCACAGCGCCCAGACCAACCCTGCAATCATAATCACGACGATCACTACCGTGCCCGTCATTATCCAGCCAACACTCGTCATCGCCTCACCTCCAATGCTTGTTGTGTTATCGCCTTACCGCCCCAGCAAACCATCCGCCCGGCGGCAATGCGGCCGTTTGCGTCGGCACCAAAGGTGCATGGGTCGCCAGAGCAATCCCCTTCATGTTGGCCGCGACGTCGGCCATGTAGCTCGCGTCGAAATAGTGATTGTTGTTGCTCTTGTTCTTCCATTTGCGGACCAACCCCTTGCCCTTGACCGGCTCCTCGACCTCGACCTCGCTGCAAATATGATGGGCGTAGGAATGGTGGCCCTTCTGATCGTGCGACATTCGGCCGTGGTCCGGCGTCGGGTCGCCGAAGAGTTGCATTGAGCCCGGCTTACCCGGGTCGGTCATCCATCGGTCGTGCTCCCACGCCTTCCAATAGTCGGTTTCCATGATCGTCAGCCACACGCCCTTGGGTCGCCGAGACAGGAACCAGTGGTCGCCCACTTTCTTGTCGGCGGTCGGGCGAAGCGGCGGCCGGAAGTTGGTTTCCGCACACCCGGCCGACTTGCCGATCCCCATCGCCGGTTTCCACTTGTCGAGCCCAATAAACTTACAGAAGTCGCAAATCGCGTCGGTCTGCCAACGGGCATCGACCAGCGTCAAGGCAATGGGCACGATCTCGCCGTCGGGTGTTGTGTATGGGTTCTGCTCGATGTCCTCGGCGCGGGCATGCAGGGCACGGAAAAGGGCCTGTTGCAAGCCGTCGTCGGTGCCTTTGGTCGTGCCCCAGACCTCTTGGATTCCGTAATCGATCGTGTAACCGACCGCGTTGGGCTGCCAGGCTCGCACGACGCAGTGCAGGGCGACCTTCCGCACGTCGATGGCTTGAGTAACGATCGAGCAACCGGTCGGGACGATGCGGCGATCGTGGCCGGAAACTTGGCATTGAACGCGATGTGGTGTGATGCCGGATTCGAGCGGGCCGTCTTCCTCGGGCGGGTCGTTGTCGTATTCGGTCGAGACGGCTTCCTGACCGAGGCGTGCGACTTCGACGTAGTATGCTTCTATCGCAGAGACTTCCAGGTCGTCGCCACGGCGGTGGGGATTGCCCACGACGGCCCCCGCGTCCATCGTTTTGCGGTTGTCCATGTAGAAGTCGTGGGCCGCTTGCGTGCGAGGCTCGGCCGCCCAATCGGCTTCCTGGAGCGACACGAACTCATCCCATAGGTCTTGCCGATCCGGCGGCTCGACCATGTAGCGGAAACGCTTGCCCCGGAAACTGGGCTGCTGTTTCGGGTCCGTGTATCGGGCCGATAGCGACTTTCGGGACATCAGTGTCGAGAGGACCACACGAGACAGGCGGCGCGTCTGGCCGGCACACCCGGCAATATCCTGATCGACCTTCTGGCCGAGCTTGATCCGCTGCCGGTCGTCGTCGCTGCACGCGATGTCGCGCGTTTCAGGGTCGTCAATAACGGCCAGATCGGGCCGCATTACCCCGTAACGGATGCCGCGCACGGCCGCGTCGAGCCCGCGGGTCGCAATAATCTGCCCGGTGGCTCGGGATCCCTTGGCTTTGATGGTCGGAAAGACGATCTCGCGGCCGGACCACTTGATCCGCGTCCGTTGGCGGTCGAACGTGGCTTTGCCGATGTTGCCCGCCACCTCTTGCCCGGTGGCACGGTTGGCCCGGCCATCCAGTGCGGCGGCCGGACCGCAGACCTCGTTGTAGTCCTCGACCAGCCGCTCGTTCTCTTCGAGGCCCCGCTTGATGTTCGCGAGGATCCGCTCGGCGTCGTCGCCGGTAGCCGAGAAGATCACGGGGAACGACAGGATCCCGGTCAAGACGCAGTAGACGATCACGCCCTCGACGATCGACGTCTTGCCGTCGCCACGCGGGGCCGCAATGGCCTGGTCGCCGCCTTCCTTCGCTGCCGTGAGTATCGCCCGCACGATCGCCCCCTGGTTGTCCGTGAAATCATAAACGAAGACGTGAGGATAGTAGAACCGAAGCCACTTCGTGATGTTCTTTTCGAGCCGTGTTCGACGGCGTAACGAGTTGGAGGAAACGGTGATCGGGACCGTGGACTTCTCCCGCCGTGCCTCTTTCTTGTTCGCCCGGTCGTCGGCTCGGATTTGCTCGATCGTGCGGCCGGATTTGCCACCGCCTGTCAGCTTGCGGACCTGACCAAGGAGCTTCGATAGCTTCTCCTCCTGGGCCTCGAGTTGTTCGCGTGTCGGAGCCGCCATTCAATTGGCTTGCCCTCCTTGGGCTTCGGTTCGTTGCGACGGTTCC